CGTCCGGCCGCCTATGGTCGCGAGCCCGCAGCTCAAGAACGAACCTTCATCGATCGTCCCCGGCAACATCACCTATGTGTCGACGGCGAACGGCGAGGTGGGGTTCAAGCCGGCATTCGAGCCTAACGCGACGTGGCTGAGCGGTCTTACCGCCGATATCGAGCAGGTCAATTCTCGCATCGAGCGCTGCCTGTTCGTCGACCTCTTCATGGCGATCACGCGCATGGAGGGCGTCCAGCCGAAGAATGAACTGGAGCTGACAGAGCGCAACCTGGAGCGGTTGCAGGAACTCGGCCCGTTCGTCCAGATGTTCGAAAACGAGTTTGCCGGCCCCGCGTTGCGCCGCATTCTCGATATCATGCGCCGCCAGCGGCTGCTGAAGCCGTTGCCGCAGTCATTGCGCAATGTGCCGCTCAAATTCGACTACGTGTCGATCATGAAGCTGGCGCAGAACGCCTCCGGGTCGGTTGCCATGAAAGACGTGATGGGCATGGCCGGCGTGCTCGATTCCGCCGCGCATTCGTCGGGTCGGTTGCCGCCGTCTCGCACCTTGGACCTCGATAAGATGCTCAAGGAATACAGCGACCTCAACAGCCTCGATGTTGACCTCTTTCTGCCCGATTCCGCGGTGCAGGCGCAGGACAAGAAGATGCAGCAGGCACAGGCCGCGCAGCAAGCCGGACCGGCTGCCATGGCTGCGGTAGAAGCAGCCAAGACGCTGAGCCAGACGCAGATCAGCGGTGGCAATGCGCTTGGCCAGATGATGGGCGCGCCTGCTGGGCCCACGCCGACAGGAGCCGCATGAGCGACCTCACCGAGATAGAAGTGATCGACCGTCTCCGCACTTCTCTGCGCGAGTGCATCCAGTGCGCCGCCAATCTCGCCGTCTCGTCGCGCAAGGGGCCGGAATACAACAAGCTGCGTGAACACCTGCACTTGGTCGAGGGTGCGTCGCGGCAGCTCGCCGTGTTCCGTCAGGATGCCCGCTGGTACAGCATCGCATCGCTTATGGCGCAGTGTCACCAGAAAGCCGGTGGTTGGCTTCGTGGCTGGAAAGACCCGCGCAGCGGCGCTCGGCATCACTTTAACATTGGCGAAAAGAACCGGCTGTTTCTGATGCTCGAAGCCAATCTCAAGGCGGTCGACAAGGCGGCTGAGCTGCTGCAGACGCAAAAGACGGGACGGATCGGCACCATACTGCCGGTCGTCCCCGATATGGGCCGCAGGATCGGTGCGCCAGTGCCGGGCTACAACGTGTCCCCCGGTGGCGTGATCCTGCCGAACTAGATGCCCGACATCAACGATCACGAACCGCTCGATGACATCGCAGCGGAAGAAGAGGTTTTGCCCTCTGAGCAGCCGACCGAGGACGCCGCGAGTCCGCGAAAGGTCGCGCAGCGTCGCCGGTCTTTGGCCAGAGAGCGTGAACAGGAAGAAACCTACCTTCGCGCCGTTCTCGCCGATCCTGTTGGGCGCCGAGTGCTCTACGGCATCCTGAACGCAGCGCACACTTTCGACACCCGCTTTGCGGTTGGGCCGTCCGGGTTCCCAGACGCCAACGCCACCTGGTTTCATGCCGGAGAGCAAGCGCTTGGGCTCGGGCTCTACCAGCGCTGGCAGCAGATCGACCATCAGGCGGTGTTCCTGATGCTCACCGAAAACGACAGCAGATTTCAGCCGCCGCCCAAGACCCGGCGCAAGTGAGGCCAAATGACTCCCGATCCTGAAAATCCCACTGCGGCACCCGCGCCGGAGGCGACACCGGTTGCGCCGGCAGCGTCCGCGCCCGCAGAACCCGTTGCCGCTCCAGAACTGGCCTCCGGGGCGGACCAACCAGCGCCAGCATCTGAATCTCCTCCCTCGGATGCTGGCGCTGCTCCCCAAGAGGCCGCGCCGTCTTTGCTCGAGAAATTCGTCTCCGAGCAAAAGGACAAGGCGGAAGAGAAGGCCGCCGAGGCCAAAGAGGTCGACAAACCAGCCGATCCCGCTGCTGCAAAGCCCGGCGAAGAAAAGCCGGCAGATGACGCTGAGGTAAAGTCGGAAGAGGCCAAGCCAGAGCTTCCGAAGGTCGAGTACAAATACGAGCTGCCCGAATCCATAAAGATGGACGACACGCAGCGCGAGCAGTTTCACCAGGCTCTGGATGCGTTCCGCAGCGACCCCGAAAAGGGTGCGCAGAACCTGCTCGGCATGGCCGAAACCATGATGGCCAACTACGCCGAACATCTCGGCCGCGAGCAGTGGCGCGTCTTCAACGAGACCCGATCGAATTGGCTCAAGGAAGTCATGGCCGACCCCGTTCTGGGTGGTGCCGGCCACGACACCGCCATGGGCGCCATTGCCCGGATGCGCGACAAATTCGCGTCTCAGGCCAAGCAAGGCTCGCCCGAATACGAGGCCGATATGAAGGCCTTCGACACCTTTCTTCGCGTGACTGGGGCAGGGGACAACATCCACTTCCTCCGGTTGCTGCACAACGTCGCACGCAAGTTCGACGAACCCCCGATGCCCCCTCCCGGTGCAAGACCAGTGCCCGAGAATGGCAGACGACCCGGCGAAAGCCGGTCTCAACGCATGTACCCATCCATGCAGAACGAGCAGCCCTAGGGGCAGCCCTCTCTCTCGTGAGCGACCGCAGGCCAGCGGCGGCAGCCACGTCCCATCGAAAGGATTACGAAATTGGCTACAGGTAGCTGGCCTACCCTTGTGGACGTGGCGCTGCGCCGCGATCCCACTGGCCGCATTGGCGATCTCGCCGAAATGCTCAGCCAGTCCAACGACTACGCCGATGACATGCCCGTCATCGAAGCGAACGAGATGGGCGGTCATGAATTTATGTTCCGCACGTCGATCCCGGCTGGCACCTGGCGCCAGTACAATCAGGGCGTCCCCTACAGCAAGTCGACCAGCGCCAAGGCGCGTGTCGGCATTGGCATGCTGGCAGATTATTCGCAGATCGATCGCGATCTCGCCGCCCATTCCGGCGACGCCATGGCGTTCCGCGAATCGGAAGACGTGGCCTTCCTCGAAGGCATGTCGCAGACCGTCGCCCAGACCATCTTCTACGGCAACACGGTCGCCAATCCTGCCGAGTTCATGGGCCTCTCCGCCTTCTACAATACCATCAACCAGGCGAACGCGCAGAACGCGGCGAACGTCCTCGATGGCGGCGGTTCCGGCTCCAACAACGCCTCGCTCTGGCTCTGCGGCTGGGGTGAACGTTCGCTATTCGCGGTCTTCCCGCGCGGCTCCAAGGCCGGCCTGTCGATGGAAGACAAGGGCGATACCGTCCCTGCCTACGACAATGTCGGCAATCGCTTCGAGGCCTATACCTCGTATTTCCAGCAGCAGATCGGCCTCGTGCCGATGGACTGGCGGTATGCGGTTCGCCTCGCCAACATCGACGTGACCACGGCTGGCCTCGCGGGCAACGACCCGCTCGACCTGTTCGTGAACATGTCCTCGATGATCATGCGGTTCCCGAAATACACGCCGCCGACCTCGGGCATCACCAAGACCGATGCGCCGCGTGACGACGTGACGGTTCGCGCCGTCTTCTATGCCAACCGCACCGTGCGCCAGTGGCTCGATATCCAGGCCATGCGCAACCGCAACGTCCTGCTGACTCTCAACGACTATGCCGGCAAGCCCGTCGACACCTGGCGCGGTATCCCGATCAAGGTCGTCGATCAGCTCACCAATACCGAGACTCCGGTCTCCTGAGCATCGGAAAGGATTGCAAAAATGCTGATCGACAGCCTCGTTTCCTTCGTTCCCATCGGCTCGCCGCTCAATATGACCGCCGGCACGCAGGCGTCCAACATCGTTGACCTTCTGGGGCTCGGTGTGGGCGTCGTCCCGACCGAGCGTATCATCGGGCAGGGCGGCAATGGCTACTACTTCGGCGAAGATGCCGGCATTGGCGGCGTCAAGCCGCAGGTGCAGGTCAACGTCGGAACCGCCTTCACCACCAGCGACAGCGCGACCCTGAACGTCCAGTTCCAGGGCGCGCCCGACACTGCCAACGGCCAGCCCGGCACGTGGACCACCTTCATCGAAACCGGCGCCATTGCTGCGGCGGAACTCACGGCGGAGCAGATTCTCGCCCGCTTCGATTTTCCGCCGAGCTTTCCTGCCGGCGAGCATCCGCGGTTCCTGCGGCTCAACTTCGTCGTCGCGACCGGCCTCGCCTTCACGGCAGGCACGATTTCCTCGGCGATCGTGACGATGGATCGTGACGATTGGGCGGCCCAGTTCCAGGCGCCCAATTACGTCGTCGGGGCGGTGAACTGAGATGAGCCGGCCGCTTCGGAGGCCGCGCGGCCGGCCACGCAAAATCCCCCTCAACAAGGAAATGCC